CTACCTTGAAGCAAGTACTGGCACACTTCCCTTATTGCCAACCTTCAACCCCAGCAGCTCTGCAACATCCCTTGTCTTGATATAGGTCGTTCCATCCTTGCGGATCATATCCGCTTCGCATTCTTTACCATTCACAATAATTTTTTCTCTTTTTACCACTTCATTATCCCTTTCTACATAATTAATATAATCCATCAAAAGCCAGTGGGTGAAGTTGTTTTTGCTTAAGGGTACCTCTCGTACACCGTAAGCGGATCCATCTGCAGCTATGTAATATGGCACACCGTTTTTCACCCCGGTATAAATCCCTACATGTCCTTTCATCCAGACCAAAGCACCTACAGGAGCCTGTTTAATCGTGCCTATAAGCTCCTTTTTGATTGCCTTATCAAATAGCTGAGCAGAGCCTAAAATAACCCCAGTAGCCCAAGAAATCAGTCCAGAGCAGTCCACACAGACCTTTCCAACTTTTGTTTCATCAGAATCCCAAACAAGCTTCTTGCCGTATTGCCCTTGCAAATAATTGAAGTTGGCTTGCGTCATTACTGCGCCCTTCATGCCATATACATAGGGCGTGCCTAATTTGGAACGGGCAAAATCCACTAACTCCTGTCGGGTCATACTGCTTCCCCCTTTACGACCTCTTGAATTGCTTTGTTCTGCGTCAGCAGCATCCGCATTTCCACCAAAGCCATATCCACCCATCTTGAAAATAATTCAAAGGATACAACCTTCGTCAAATACGGAAATCTTGCAATAAATAAATCCCATACATACCTTAGTTTTAATTGCCCGGTACCGCCACCCAGCTCCTTTTCTGCCTGGATGCAAGCATATAGCAGCCATTCTTTTACTGTTTTAACTTGTTTTTGTGTTGGCAGCTTGGAAAAATCATACACAACAGAAACTCCTATCGCTACCCCCGCAATACCTACCACCAAAATAACCCAATTTTCAACCAGCCACATCATTATTATTCCCCTTTCCGTCTATGGCAGAATCATATATAATCCCACCCATTGTATTTTCTTTTATGCTTTTCATGGTGTATCCTGTCTTGCTTACGCCCCATGCCGCCCAAGGCAACGAAACCATAGCTGTCAGCCAAGGAAAGGCTGAATCAGAGCCACAAAACACACTATAATAAGCAAGTCCTATTACCCCGATAGTATTTACCCACAAAAGAGCCATTTCCAATACCATTATCCGTTTTGAAAATTCAATTTTTTTGCTCTTCGTCTTGTATTAATATTTTTCTCTCTCATGGCAGCCGTCCCCCGCTAAGCAGATAGCCGTTTTCCAAGACACATCAACCGCACCGCTGGTGTATCCGCTGTTCCTGCTGTAATCACCAAGACCAGTGGCGCTGATCTGTGGATACAAAATTTCATTTGCGTTTGCCCCTGCACGCATCATAGAGCTATCGCTAATCAAATCAGCGGTCACAGATGCCAGTTTGTACACCTCGTCAAGTAGCGGTGCATAATTCTTTGCTAAAACAATGTTGTTTGCCATATTTTAAAACCTCCCTTATTTGTTTTCTTTTGCGGGCAATCCCATAATTGCCCTCATGCTGTTTTCTTCAACGTCTGTCATGCCGACACTTCCCATGCCGGGCATATCCACAGGTTTATTCGGGTTATCAAAATAATTCTTGTCTTTCGTGAGCATTTCAAGAATATCCTTATCCCCCTTGCCCTTATTCGCTTCATCTTTCAAAGAAGAAACAAACTCATTGTAAATCGCCTTGCCCGTCAGTTCATCACGGAATTTCTGCTCACCAACGACAGAATTAAAACGACTCTGCATTTCCTCCTGTTCTTTGGCTTCCTTTGCGGCCTGTTCGGCAGCAGCTTTTTCCTCAGCAATCTGCGTTTTCAGCGTTTCCAGTTCTGTTTTGAACTTCTCCGCATCCTTGCCGGATGTTTCGAATTCTGTGATTTTCGCTTCCAATTCCTTTTTTGTGGTATTCAAGGCATTGAAATCCAATCTAGAAACAAAGTTTTTACCAATACCTCCAGCAATCTTCTTTTCCAAATCCTCTGCGCCTTCAATATCTTTCAAAATTTCTTTTAACCATTCCATATTTGTATCTCCTTTCGCACTCTTTCCTTTTTCTCCGGCCAGTCCCGGTATTGAGCCGCCAGTTTTGTCCCTTGGCTGGGGTAGTTTGCATAAAAATAAGACCTGTTTAACGTCTATTGCCCAAAGACGAGATAAAAGGGATCACCTCCACATTAAAAGCCGATAGTTAACTTTTTCATTTTGGAATCACCCCCTTAATTCATTATATGAAAAAACCACCTAAACGTTTGTCTAAGTGGTTTAATCATCTTCCCATTCTTTCATCTGTTCACTTTTTTTCTTTTCCTCGGCAATGTCCATTTCCAATTCTTCAATGGTTTTTGCTGAAGTAGCAACAGGTCCGTCGTAATATGATTTTATTTTATCTTGCTCCATTCTATACCATACTCCTTTACAAATTCATCGAGAACCATCTCGTGGACTTCTACCTCTGAACTATTGTAATAAACTTTCTTGTACTTTTCAACCCTTTTATCAAATAAACCTGACGTAAAAATTTTATTACCCGATTTGTATGTGTAAACTGTACCATCATGACATGCTACTATACCAAGATTGTATTTATGCGATCCATTAGATGTGAAATCTTTACCAGTAGGCGGAATGTTTGTCGGGTGGTTATGAACGCTTATTAAAGTAAACGGTTCACTTTCAGCTATCGCTTTATTTAAACTACGATTGTAAACAACATTATTGACTACATTGCTATTCACTTGCCTACCAACCACTTTTCCTGACAAGCTATTAATTAAGCACAAATCCTCATTGTAGGTTCCTTTTCTGTGAATAAGCATTGCCCTTGCTTGGTCATATATCTGCGTATTAACCTTTGCATTGTTAGTAATATGTTTAAATTTGTCTTTATATTCAGAAGAATTAATGAAGTCAATATCTACTTTTGCGTTATCAAATCCTGCATTTTTCTTACTAGTAATGCCACTTTCAAAAGATTTTTCTTTCATTTTTGCCGCAATAGTCTTTGTCCTCTCAGCCTTGGTAGGCAGATCGGCCTTTTCACCGACTTCTTTGTATTTACCAGAAAGAAAGCGTATCCTTTCGGTTGCTTCTCTGGTTCCATCGGCGTCCTTTACAGCTTGAAATAGTTGCTTTTCCTCTCTGGTGTATCGCAAAGAGGTTTCTAATTTCCGCTGAATCTGTGTACATTCATATCTTGTATACTCATTTCCATCAATCGCAATTTTCTCATTGGAATACCGCTGCATTTCCGCCAGTTCCGCCTTGCTGTTGGCAGGACTGCTGATTCCTAACAAAATCGGATATGCAATGTGGCGGCAGTTCCAATTTCCTATTGGTCGTTTCAACTGTCCTTGCAGCTTATCAAAATCTTTTGTACTGTATTGGTTCCCTTGATACGGTAAATGGTCAGGAGCGCATGGACTGTGGGCTGATATTTCCACCCCATCTGCACCAAATTCTTCCCCGGTGGCCTTTGCGGTTTCTTGAGCTATGTAACTGATACCGTCAAGTACGTTTTGCCGTACAGCAGAATCTAAGCGTTTCGTATAGCCTTTCTCATATTGAATTCTCAAGCCGCTGTTTGCCATTTCCTTTACAGCTTCTTTTATGGCTGAATTGTAATCCAGCGCACCGGTAGCGGCGGCTGTAATCGCCTTGTCAACCGTCTTTTGATAAAACTTTGCAATCGGCTGAAAATCCTTACCTCCACCAATGCCAACTATTGTTGTATTGCTTAAGTTTAATAGGCTATTTCTGGTTGTCTTGGCAGCAGATTTGATTATGGTTTGCAATGCCACATTTTCAGCAAGGGGAATTTGTTTTATCCCCTTTGCATCGTAAAACGGTTTCACCCAGTCATAGCCTTCCTGTGCTACGGATTGAAACATTTTTTCAATGTCCGCAAGACTTTTTCCTGTTTCCCTCGCTAATTCCTTGGAAATCAAATCAGTGTCGTATCCATATTTGTAAAGCTGTTGCAAGCGATTTGCATAAGACGGTATTAAATCGCCTGTCTCTTTCAGCGATACAGCCATATCATTTAGCAATTTCGCCCCAACAGCCCCGAACCGTTCGCCGAATACATCAGCCAAGAAGCTTAATTCATCTTCTGTGAGCATTTACATCACCCACCAATCAATTCACCCAATGTCGGCTCGCTTTTTTTGATTTCATCAATCATTGCTTGCGCTTCATCGGCTGTTTCATTGGGATTCAACCACTGTCTTAGCTCTGCCTTGCTCTTAAGCCCCATGGACTGGGCATCTTTTAATTGCCCCCATGTTTCGGAAGAACTCTCAATCAAGGAATACGACCAGTCATAAGCCGTTTCATATCCCCCCATGGGCGTTAAGCCATAGTAGTTCGCTAACACATTGCAAGCATAAATATAATCGTTCATTCCGTTTTCTATCACTGTCCGAATGTCAGCAATCATGGCGTATGTATCATATAACCCTGCCTTGATTTCCGTCGCCGTTGCCCCTCTTGTCTCGGGAGCGGTCAAAATACCCTTGCTCGTTCCCACCGAACGCTCCAACAGCTCAAAAAGATACATCAGACGGTCGTAATAGCTGCTTGTTCGAATGTCAGGACTGAATGTTTCAATCATCGAACCAGTTTCATTATGAGCGGCAAAGAATAGTTTGCTCGGCATTTTATATTTTCCTGTTTTTTCATCCTTCTTGAACATTCTTTCGTCGGCAAATACCCGAACCTCTTTCAAGCTGTATTCGTCCCTGATCTGCCCAAAGCATTCGTAAATCTCATTGATTAAACTTTCGCATCCATAAGTAATTGGAACACCGTAAAAATCACCGAATTTACGGTTATCAACAGGAGACTTGAAGTAAGCAAATAGCACACGGTCAACGCCTGTTATTGCTCTGTCCTCAATTCCTGCCCATTGCTCAATAAAAGCGTCCTTTCCGCTTTCATCCGTTACTCTGTTGGAAATGTAGACAACATCATTTTCCACCCTGTAATCCGTCCAACGGTAATATTTTCTTGTCCCCTGTGTGACGCTGTCAGCAAGAACGGTGGCGGCTGTGATACGATTTCCTTTTTTTGAGTGAATTATAATTCTGCTCTGCTCCAAAATATCAACATGAATTTCTCCGTCCTGCACATACGGCACAGCAACGCAACCACCCGTTCCCAACATTCGGGAAGTGATACGCTTAATTTTTTTCCAAGCATCACTCATACATTCATCCAACAAAGCCACCCTCGCATTATCCCCCACAATATCGGCTGTACTTTCACTGACGGACAACGTTGTCATTTTCGCCGCAAATATGGCAGTAAAATTGATTTGCTCCGTATTCTCGAATTGCTTTGAATATTCGGCATTTTTTGTAATATCTTTGTCTGTTGTATCGGTTTTGGTTATCCCGAACAAGCGCAATAAGGTCGATTAAATATTCATCTGCAAATCGTTTCTGTTTTTCCGTCAATAATACCACCTCACTTCATGGTTTTGGGTATGAAAAAACCGACACGGTTAAATGTCGGTTAAGCTGTTACTCATACGTTTTTTTCTTTTTCTTTTCGCTTTGTTTTATTGTGGAACCAGTATTATCTACAGCTGCCTTTTTCTTCTTGATTTCTTTCTTCCTTGGACTTTTATCACCCATATTAAACCCCACCTTTACTTTTTAGTATAACACAGAATTGACTAAAAGCATAATTTTTAGTCAATCCCATACAAAAGGGCAACAGCTTACACCAATGCCCATAGGAGGTGTTGTATTAATTATACACTTCTAACTAATATCATTGTACTATATCGAAAACGGACATGCAGGACATTTGGAAAAAAAGTTTAAAATCTTTCAAAGTTTTTCCTAACACTCTCCCCCGTTGCATTCCCACCCATCTTATCTGCCACCGCATTCCATGAAAGCTTATCAATAAACCTGTATCTGATAATTCTTCTCATGCGACAATCCTCAATGGAATTTATGTATTTCTCGATCTCACTTACTAACTCCGCAGCTCGCTTTTCAGAATTTCGCAACTGCAATCTATAACGATGCAGTCTTTGTAGTTTTTCGTCCCGAATAACCACAGGGAAACCCTCAATACGAATGTTTCCAATGGTACCGTCTTTTCTGGTTCCTCTCACAGAATCCAGCACGGTACCACCAGCCTGTATGCGTTCAATCTGGCATTCAGTTTTTCTAATTCTTAATTGTAAATCTTCAATCTCAGCCTGAAGGTCAGCATACCGTAATAATAATTCTTTCCCCAAAAACATCACCTCTCTTAAAATACATCAACTTGTTTATTCATAACAATTTCAATTCATTAAATTTTTTCTTGACATCACATTTCCAATGGTGTATACTAATAATAATTTCGTATATATGATTATTCGCTCTTAAGACCTAGTCGATAATTATTATCTGACTATTGCTTGAGAGTTTTTTTATTTATATGCCCGGGATAATATTTTTTAGGAGGTACTGATTATGAATAACGGTACAGTAAAATGGTTTAATGCGGATAAGGGTTTTGGTTTTATTACACCTAGCAATGGCGGAGAAGATATATTCGTACATTTCTCTTCTATCCAGACAGATGGTTTCAAATCTTTGAATGAGGGTCAATCAGTGACTTTTGGCACAGAGGCAGATCCCAAAGATAGCCGCAAAACACGTGCTATCAATGTTTGCGCTAACTAAGCCTTCTACATGGCCACCCCTTGGGGTGGCTTTTTTCATTTCCCCAGATCTTTTTCATATCAAATAACATCTCTACAACTTACTTACAATTCGCTGCAAACACCTGGCCACGGTGGGCTGTGAAGTGTTCAACTTCTTTGCTATTTCATTCTGGTTATACCCTTTGATTTTCATCTGTAAGACCTGTGTTTCCTTCTCGGTTAGTTTCCCTGAAAGCTCTTTAAAGCAAAACCCCAAGGAAACCTCACCCTCATATTTATCCGGGATTGCTTCTAAAATGTCTAGCTCTTCACCCTCAAAATACGTTATGTTATCAACATACTTGATTCTATTTCTTTTTCTTACATCTCTGAGAAACATCCTCATTTGATTTAAAATAACCCTCGCCGCAAAAGTTGAAAAAGCATATCCTTTGTTTGGATCGAATTTTTCACATGCTTTCCAAAGCCCTATTAAGCAAATTTGTTTTGCATCTTCATCATTGGCATACCAGGGAAAATATTTGTGTAAAAGAAAATATGTTAGATCCATGTTGTTATTAAATAATTCTTGTTCCATATCACCATGGGAGTAAACAGCTGTTTTTTCGGTCGACCAAACCTCTTGCTCCTTTCTTTTTTGATTCTATGGTTAACCTAAAACAGCAATCAAGCAAACGATGTTCCACATAAAGGCTCTTTCGTGATTTTCGTCCGCCATACCCTTTTTAAATTTCAAATAATGACGTACAGCAGAACTGAGAAACGTCCAATCAGGTAACCCATTCCAATTCCCCATGCCGTATTTCTCCGCGCCCTCTTCAAAGTGAACGGACAAATCTAAAAATGCATCCTCAACAGTATCATAGTTATCGCCCATAAAAGTAATCAATGCATTAAACAAATGTACTTCGTCCCCGTTTTCCTGGTACTGCGCCAGGCATCCAAGAACTTCATCACCATTCATGGTCTCCGCAGCTACCCCCAAAGGCATTAAGTCACAACGGCCTTTTCCTGCCGAAATATCTCTTACTGCACCAGTTTCAAAAACCTGTCTATCCCCGCTATCTCTAATCATATTTTTCCCTCCTTGTATTTTTCAATTCTTGCTTTCAATGCTCCAAGTAACGCCTCCTGGGTACCGCTTTTATTATCCAAAGCCTTGATTACATCACCGTCCACTGTATCCTCCGCAATCAAATGGTGAATAATTACGGGCTTTTTCTGCCCTTGGCGATGCAATCTTTTATTTGCCTGCTGATACTGCTCCAAACTCCATGTAGGGCCATACCAGATTACATGGTGTCCTCCATCCTGAAGGTTAAGGCCATAGGCGGTACTCATGGGATGCGCTAACAAAACATCAATCTCACCGTTATTCCAATCGGTTTCATCATTGGCACCACCGAAAACTCTTACCCGAAGCTTTGTTTTAGAAAGCTCCTTCAACAGCCTGTCCCTTTCGTGCTGGTATCCATAAAACACCAAAGCATGTTCCCCTGCAAGTCCGTCAACCAATTCCATGAAAGCAATTATCTTACAATCATGAATAATCTGGGCATTATGATTGCCATCGTATACGGCACCGCCGGCAAGCTGTAACAGCTTCCCTGTAAGGACTGCTGCCATATCTGCGGTAATTTCTTCATCGTTGATTTCAAGCAGCATTGTCTTTTCCAATGTTTCATACGCTTTTCTCGCTTTGCTGTCCAATGCAACTGGGGTATTTACTGTTACACAGTCAGGCAGCTCCAA